CAGGGGTTGTACAGCATTAACAACTGTACCATTGTTCGATTTGTCAAAAGTTACAAATGCTACAAGTATGTTTTATCAGTGTACAGCATTAACAACTGTACCATTGTTCGATTTGTCAAAAGTTACAAATGCTACAAGTATGTTTTTTCAGTGTACAGCATTAACAACTGTACCATTGTTCGATTTATCCAGTGTTACAAATGCTACAAATATGTTTTTTCAGTGTACAGCATTAACAACTGTACCATTGTTCGATTTGTCAAAAGTTACAAATGCTACAAGTATGTTTTATCAGTGTACAGCATTAACAACTGTACCATTGTTCGATTTATCCAGTGTTACAAATGCTACAAATATGTTTTTTCAGTGTACAGCATTAACAACTGTACCATTGTTAAATTTATCCAGTGTTACAAATGCTTTTGCAATGTTTTTTCAGTGTACAGCATTAACAACTGTACCATTGTTAAATTTGTCAAAAGTTACAAATGCTTCAAATATGTTTTTAGGTGTAACACTCACAACACAAAGCTACTCTGATTTTCTAATCAATTTAGCTACACAGCCATTGCAAAGTGGGGTAAGTTTTCATGGTGGCAACAGTAAGTACAATCCTACAGCCGCAATCGCTAGAGCATATTTGATTTCTAATTTTGGATGGACTATTACGGATGGAGGTGCAGCATGATTAATAGTTTTATTGCAGAGTCTCATTGTTTTGTTGTTGCTCACAATAACGTAGATGATTACCGTATTTGTGAGTTAAACACGGGTAACGAGTTGTCTAGCTTACTGCCACACTTTGAGTCGTTTGAAACTTACGAATCAGCTTTGGCTAGAGTACCTGTTGAGTTTAGGCCGAATGATGAACAGCTATAAAATAGCCGAGCGCATTAACTCACAAGTCAATGCGTCAGTCACTTACAAAACTGATTTAGCGCAATACGGAACGCCTGAGCATTGGTGTTTACCTACCGCTTTTGGCGACTGTGAAGACTACGCGCTACTCAAGCGTAAGTTGCTGCTAGAACAAGGTTGGCCTAATGACAAACTAGGCTTGTGCGTGTGCTATATGCCCGATGGAGGCGGTCATTGTGTATTGTGGGTAGATACAAATAAAGGGAGTTTTATCTTAGATAACTGTTATGACTGGCCTGTTAATCCGTTAGATTTGCCTTATGTTTGGGAGTCAATGTTATGCAATGGAAAATGGTTAAAGTTATTAGCTTGGCAATAATGCTGTCGGCTTGCACGACAAGCAACACGCTAAAGCCTGTTTTGGGTGATGAATCTTATACTCCGATGGGGTGGGTACAGTATTGTAATGACAATCCAAAAGAGTGCAAATAAATAGTTTGTAACTCTTTTGTAAGTACCTATAGACAACCACAGAAAGTGTGTTACTATCAGTACATAGAACAAGGAAGTTCTTTCTATGTTTACGGGTGTGCAGAAAGTGTCTTAACGTATGAGCTGGAAACAGCTTGAGTGGTTTAGGCAACCACCACATCCACCAATCTCTCGTTATAGCTCAGTTGAATAGAGCAACTTGTTTCTACCGAGTTGGTCGCAGGTTTGAGTCCTGCTGACGAGGCCATTAAATTAAAATAATTAAATAAATAGGGGGGTTAATGACACAATACAAAATCCTAGCAGTTATTATTTTTATTGTATCTTCCTACGCTATTGGATTCCACACAGGTAAAACACAAGAGCTTAGAAAACAAGAGACTGTTGCGCTGAAGGCAACTGTTAAGCAACAACAAGCCTCTGTTAAAACAGTGACAGAATACGTTGACAAGGTTAAAGTAGTGAGGCAGAAAGGTGAAACAGTTATTAAAGAAGTTCCTGTGTACATCACAAAAGATGTTGACAGTGGTTGCACTATTCCTAACTCTTTCGGGCTGTTATGGAACTCGTCAAATAGCGAGTGAACCTCCTGAGATGCTTATGCGTCCTGCTGTATCAATAACAACATTAAAACTAAAAGAGAGCGAGATAAAACTTTCTGATGTTATATTACAGCACAATGTTGAGTCTACAATCTGTAAAGAGACAGAACAACAATTAAAATCATTGCAGGATTGGGTGATTAGTGTCACGGAGTAGGTGTATAATGAAAAACAATAAGATTGATAACCTACTAGAAGCATTAGATGCAATAGCAGCTTACTACAACAGCCATGAGTATGGCCTACCACTTTATGAGGATGTTGTTGTAAAAGAAATGAGGGCTTGTATTTTAGAGTGGATAAATAATAACAAGGAAGAGATATGTGCCGTTGTCGCTCCTGTAATGGGCAAATGAAGTCGTCAGAGATGGCTAAACAGCTCCCTGATGGTAGTTGGAATGATTTATGCAATAGGTGTGTGTTTGCTTCTCAAGATGAACAATACGAGCATGAGTTTGTATTGGGAAGTCTGACAGAAGATTTAGTAGGTATTAGTGGGATACAGTTTTGTCGGTATATTGAGTAGGTATTAAATAGTGCTTGCATATTCGTTTAATATGTGGTAATATACTGTTGATGATGAATATACATTATATTTCATAATAAGAGATGAAAAGGGCTAAGGAATAGCAATAATTCATCCTTCAAGTACAACGGATTGTATATAGTAAGTAGTGTGCATCTCTCTCCACGCACTTAGGACAATGGAAGTCCACTTACTTCTTATTTTGTTTTAGCTCTGCCAAAGGCATCTAACATTCAAGACCAAGCATCAAGGTACGTCCTGCTTGGCATGGTTAACAACACCTCATGCGCCTCTGATTTATGCGTACCAGTTGGGGTCATTATAACACACCTGACAAGCCTCTTAACAATGCTCAAATTGACAGGTTTTTAACTTGAGTCTACCCAAGCGTAGGTAAGAGTGGTTTAACAACTAATGTTACACCACCACTCAGACTAAATTTGCACATAAATCTACTGTAGCAAGGAGACGGGTTTAACCTATCTACGGCCAACCCCTACATAGTAGTGCAATCTAATTTACAAACAGCAAAAATGGACAGGGTGTTCACTTATAAGTGTTAACTAGCTAAGAAGTGAAGTAAATCCTAGTCGGGTTGTTTGTATATTATTTGGGAGTATTTCCTACCGTCTGGCTGTAAACCAGATGTCGTTAAAAGGTAGGTGGCTTGACTAGAGCTTCGAATGCTTATGCTCCCACCAAATTAGGAAGATAGCGCGGAAGCCGCGAAGTGGTTTTGAAAGCCATGCCAATGTAAAAGTTGAGGGAGCGTTACCTTTATCTTCCGCCACATTAGGAAAGTAAAACAGATAGGTTCTGTATCCACCTGCTAAGTGAGATGACTGTAAAAGGTTTCTTTTCGAGTAAGATGCTTTCCACCAAACAAGCTCACCAACACTTTTGTTGAAAGAGGTAGCTGAATGTCGTTTATTAACGATACCGCGCAGCTTAATTATACGCGGCCATTAAATTAAAATAATAAATTAAATTCTCACTAGCTGTAAAGGAATAAACATGACAGTAAGAAAATACAAGGCTAACGATGAGTTCGCAAAAGCTAGTCAAGAAAAATTAAAACCATTTGAAGAAGTGACAGCTAATCAACCTACTGGTACAGCTAATTTAAAATCCTTAGCTAAGCTATTAAACTCGTTCAACTCAGAAGCGACAGCAGTTGTTGTTGAGATGATGCGTAAACAAACAGCTAAAGATGCTGATAGATTGAATGCTGCTAAGTTCATTATCTCTCAAACAACAAACATTTTAGCACAGATTGACCGTCAAAAAGTAATGGTTAAACAGATGCGGCATTATGACGTACAGATTCAACAAGCAGAGATTAGAAACTCACTATTGTCTGAAGAAGGTGATGGTGGTGACGATATTAACGATGCAGAATTTACAACAGATTTGAGGTTAATCAGCTAATAAGGACACCTTATGGCAACAGAGAAAAAGGAAGTTATATCCCCTAAAAGCCTAAAGCAATGGATGTTTATTAACTCTGATGCAGACATCGTAGTATTCGGTGGAGCAGCAGGAAGCGGAAAAACATTCTTAGGTATTATGGACTTCCTCAAACACGTTAAACATAAAAACTTTAGGGGCTTAATTACTCGTAGAACAACGCCACAGTTGCAAGGTGCAGGTGGTGTTATTGACACAGCTATGAACCTATTTAAGAAAGTGGATAATGGTGTTAAGTATAAAGCTCAAAAGAATAAGTTTGTGTTTTCAAGTGGTGCAGAGGTTCATCTTCGACATTTTGAAAGTATAAATTCAAAGGATAACTTTCAAGGCTTACAAGCCAATGAAATCTTGGTTGACGAAGGACAACAATACATAGAGGAAATGGTTCTCTACTTAATGTCCCGTATGCGTAACCCTGCTTGTCCTCAAGTATTACCTAAAATGCGTATCACTTGTAACCCCCTTAAAGATTGCTACCTCCATAAATGGATTGAGTGGTATCTTGATGAAGATGGCTACCCTATCCCTGAAAGAGATGGTGTTATCCGCTACTTCATTCGTAAAGATGATATGATGATATGGGGAGACAGTAAGCAAGAGCTAATAGACGAGTATCTTACACCAACATTTAATCCTACACCACTAAGTTTTCAATTTATTTCTGCAACAGTGAGAGACAATCCTGTTCTAATGGAAGTGAATCCTGAATACGTTGGTTGGTTAGAAGGTTTAAAAGACGTTGAACGAGCAAGGTTGTTGTTAGGTTGTTGGAATGCTGCTGAGAAATCTGCAAGCTATTGGCGGCCTGAGTGGTGTGAAATGATTCCACTACAACCAATGAAAGTAATTAAACGTGTAAGAGCATGGGATATTGCAGGGACACTAAAATCTGATATTAACCCTGACCCTGACTATACAGCAGGGGTATTGATGTCGAGAGATAAGAACGGTGTTTCTTATGTTGAAGATGTTGTACGCTTTAGAGCTAATTTTGGCGAGGTTTACGAGAAGATATTAGCTGTTGCTAAAGAAGATGGTGACGATGTTATCATTGTTGTACCACAAGACGCTGGAGCAGCAGGTAAGGCTTATGCCTCATCTATCATTAGAGACTTAGCTAACGAAGGCTTCTATGCCAAAGCTAAGGCAGCTAATCAAAGTAAAGTTATAAGGTTTGCACCATTTTGTGCTGCAAGCGAGTCAGGAAGTGTAAAGATTGTACAGGGTGATTGGAACGAAGCATTCATCAAAGAATTAAGTGAATTTGATGGAATACGTTCTAGGAAAAGACATGACGATCAAGTAGATAGTTGTGGGGATGCTTTCATGCTCCTAGCCTCAGCTATCAGTATCCCTACATTTTCAATCCCTGATATGACAACAACCAATAGTTTTAAATTCTAAGCTATTACCAATAAGGAGGCTATGTGGAATTAGAAGCTGACGTTAGTAGCCTCACTACTGGCACAGGAACAATCCCTAGAATCAAGTTACAAGAACAAGGTTTTACAGGGCTACAAGTAAGTAACGGACAGATACTAGAACAAGCTAAACGTGAACTACGCTTTCCACAATCAGTTAGAACATTCCGTAAGATGTCGGCAGATGCTACAATTAAAGCTGCTTTAGGCATCTTTGAATTGATGATTAGCCGTGTTAAATGGAGTGTCGCCCCAACAGGGGACACTGAACTAGAGATGGCTAAGGCTAAGTTTGTTGAACAGTGTATGGATGACATGGAACACTCATGGTTTAACTTCATCAAAGAAGTGGTGAGTGTATACACCTTTGGATTCTGTGTCAATGAGAAAGTGTTCCGCAGACGCTATAAGAATCAAGGGTCTAAATACAACGATGGATTGATGGGTATTCGTAAGTTGCCTATTCGCGCACAAGACAGTGTGTATCGTTGGCAATTTAGTGAAGATGGACGAGAGTTAGTAGGTGTTGAACAACAATTATCAACACTAAATGCTGCACGTTATTCACCTGAGATGTACAAAGGTAAGATTGAAATACCTCGCAAATGCTTCATGCTGTTCCGTACAGACGTAGCTAAAGATAACCCCGAAGGTACAAGTCCTTTAGTTGGTTGTTATACAGCTTGGAAGTTTAGAACACAACTAGAGGAAATTGAAGCTGTAGGCTATAGCCGTAATATGGGCGGTGTTCCTCATTTAGAGTTACACCCTAAGTATATGGCAGAAGATGCTAGTGTAGCAGATAAAGCCGTGTATCAAATGTATCAAAAGATTATTACTAATCTACACAACAATGAACAAGCAGGTTTAATTACACCGTTAATGTATGACCCTGAAACAAAGATGCCTTATTTTAAGTTCTCTTTGTTATCTGTTCAGAACAGTGGTAGTCAGTATATTGATGCAGCTATTCAACGCTACGACAATAAAATCCTAACAGCCCTCTTTTGTGACGTAATCCGTTTAGGTCAAGATGGTGTAGGTAGTTTTAGTTTAGCAGACAGTAAAACAAATATGTTATCTATGGCCATTGAGTCAAGATTACAAGAGATTCAAGATGTACTAAACCAAGACTTAATACCTGATTTGTTCAGACGTAATGGTTGGGACGATGAAGAGTTTCCTAAGTTTGTTTATGGTGATATTGAAGAAGCTGATTTAGAAGTTATGTCTAAAGCTATTCAACGTCTAGCAGCTACAGGCTTGATTGCTAAAACTTATGACAATGTTAACGCTATTGCTGAGATGGTAGACCTACCACACCGTATCGACCCTAACACAACACAAGAGGAGTTGGACACTATATTAGGTGCAGCTACTTCTCGTAGTGGTGATGGTTTTACATCTCCAAGTGGTGAAGGTACTCGTAAGAATACAGTAGCAACTAATAACACCTCAGACCTTAATATGGAGAATGCAGCATAATGTCGCACAAAGCTAAAAAGCTACCAGCCTCCACAAACGGCTTTAGCGAAAAGCAGAAAGAAATTTTTAAAGCAGCAACCGATAAAGCTACAGAAGATGGTTACAACGGCATAGATGCTATTTTAATAGGTATTTCAGAAGCTAACAAACATAAAGAAGTAAAGAAAAGTGTGGTTGAGGTGTTAGCTGATAAGTTAGCTGTACTACTTACTAGCACATTTGGTTTAGATGGTAGCTCACTAAAAGAGACACAACCAACAGTTGAAGTAACTAAAGCTGTAGATGTAGAACAACGTAGAGCTATGTTTGTTGTATTAGCACCTAATGAGATTGATGAGCATGGTGACACTAACACAGAAGAGTGTGTTGAGAAAGCCTGTATCAGTTTTAACAGCGTGTGCAACAAAGCAAACCTGTTCCACCGTGTAAATACAGAGAAAGCTAAGATTGAGCAGTCCTTTATTACTCCTGTTGGTTTCACTACTGATACAGGTGTTGAAGTAAAGAAAGGTAGTTGGCTTCAATGGTGGCAATTCCCTGAAGGCGATACAGATAGTGAATTGCTGTGGACAATGGTTAAGAACAATGAAATACAAGGTGTCAGCATTGGTGCTACAGCCGTTTATCAGGAACTAAACAATGAGTGATGAAAAAGAACAAAAGAAAGCTAAACGCTTAGTACATGAGTACCGATTTGACAAAGACACACACCATGTAGCTTTGGTTCATCGCAGTCAAGGTGGTGCAGCAAATGGGTATACAGAAGCTTTAGTAATGAAGTCTGTAGATGACATTTTAGATGCTGATATTGAAAAGGCTACAATGGTTAAAGTGACATTACCGTTTGATGATTTCTTAGAGAAGTTCTTTAATGTGTATAGTGATGATGCTGAAATCTTAACAGCAATCTTAGGCTTCAAAGACGAAGAAGATATGTCTGAACAAGAAAAGAGTGATATGTCTTGGGAAGATTATAAAGCAGAGTGTGAGAAAGAAAAGCAAGACTTTATTAACTCTGTTGAGATTTTAAAATCTGTTAAAGATGGCAAAGAAACCATTCAAGATTTGAATGTTGCTTCCTTGCTGTCCATTAGGAGTACGCAAGGCAAGTTTGAATCTTATCTTGAGAAATCCAAAAATCCAGTAAAACAAAGTAAAAAGGAGACTCCTGTGGATAAGGAAGTACAAAAAGCTAAAGAGGATTTGAATGCTATTCAAGTTCAATTAGCAGAGATGCAAAAAGCTAAAGAAGCTGCTGACAGTGCATTGGCACTAGCATTAGCAGACGTACAGAAAGCTAAAGACGAGGTTGAAGTAATGAAGGCTGAGAAATTAGCTGACGTACAGAAAGCTCGTTTAGCACAATTAGAGGCTGTTAAGCCAAAAGAAGAAGCAGCAGAATTGTTTAAATCATTATCTCCATTAGATGATGTTTCATTCGCTACTGTTATTAAATCCTTTAAAAGCAGTGCGGATTTAGAAGCCGAAGCTTTGAAAGAAAAAGGTGTAGCTGGTAGTCAATCGGATGAGTCCGTTGACAAGGTAGCTGAAATCCTTAAAGCAAAATATATCCCAAAACAGTAATCTAAGGAGATTAATAAATGAGTTTAGTCGCAACTGAAGCAACACGTTTTAACGCTGTTGTTAAATATGAACAAGAATCAAGCGTTGGCATTTGCCGTGACGTTGTAACCGTGTATGAAGCTGGTGCTAAAACCTACCCAGTCGGTACAGTGTTAGGTAAAACTTTCGTAGCAACATCTGTAACCGCTACAGCAGCCGCAGGTAACACTGGTACAGGCTCTATTGGTACAGTAACAGCTACAGGCAAGGCAAAACGTGGTACTTACACTATTACAATCATTAAAGCAGCTACCAATGCAGGTGATTTTATTGTTCGTGACCCAAGCAACAACGTAATTGGTTACGGCACTGTAGCTGTAGCATACTCTAATGAATTAGCTTTCACTTTAGCAGACGCAACTGACTTCGTAGTTGGTGACAGCTTCTCTGTTGAGGTTGTTGGTGATTATAAATACAAAATGGTAGAATCGACAGCTACAGATGGTAGTGCAAAAGCTTGTGCTATTTACATCTCTGCAAAAGACGGTAGCTTTAGCGAATCTAGTATTGCAGCCACTACTGATACATCGGTTATTGCGTTAATTCGCGGTGCTGCTATTGTTGGTAAAGAAACTCTGACTTATGGTGCGTCAATCGACACTGCGGCAGAAAAAACAAAAATGTATAGTGAACTTGAGTCTGTTGGCATTATCTGCCGTACACAGATTGGCTCGTTCCCTGTCGTAGCTTAATAAGGAGAATTAAACATGGCGATTGTTCGTAGTTATACTAACAACTTTGAAGTTATTGACCGTACAGAACAATTACTTTCCATTCCTTTGCAATGGGACGTGATTAACCGTTTAGGTATTTTCGGTGCAACTCAAGGTGTTACAACTAACACTGTATCTTTTGAAGATATTATTGAAAACACAGCTGTTATGACTGACCAAGTACGCGGCCAACGGAATGTGTATACTAAGGATGCAGTTCGTAAATTGCGTTCTTACCCAATTCCTCATTACCCTTTAGGTGGTTTTATTAGCCCTGAACAAATTCAAGGCAAAACTGCTTATGGTAGTAATGACCAAGCCGACACTGTGGCTGCTGCTGTAGCTCGTGAGTTGAACCGCATTAGACGCGCACACGCTGGTTTGATGGAAGTTGCTCGCGCTAAGTTGTTAGAGGATGGCACTGTATACGCACCTAACGGCACTGTGTCTGTTAACTATTACAATGATTTTGGTATAACTCGTAAAGAAGTTGACTTTGTGTTCGGTACTTCTACTACTGATATTATCGGTAAAATCGAAGAAGGTGTGGCTTACATCACTGATAACCGCTTTGATGGCACAGACACTATCACTGGTTTTGTTGCAATCTGCTCTCCTGAGTTCTTTGCTAACTTAATCAAGCACCCTAAAGTGCAGTCTGCTTATCAATACTACAGCTCTACACAAGAGCCTTTGCGTAATCGTTTGGACAGCGACCTACCAAAAGGTACTCGTGAATTTATTCATGGCGGTGTGCGTTTTGTTGAATATCGTGGCTTGAAACCCGATGGTACACGTTACATTCCTTCTGGGGAGGCACGTTTACTCCCCACAGGTTTAACAGAAGTGTTTAGTTCATTCGCTGCCCCTGCGTTGAAAATGGACTTGGTTAATACCGTTGGTATGGAAGCCTATGTATTCCAGTACAATGACATCAAGGGTAATGGTATTAGCTTTGAGTCTGAGGCTAACTTAATCCATGTGTGTAAGCTACCCCAGTTGATTGTGCGTTTGTACACTAGCTAAGGGGTAGTACGATTGAAGCCCTTTCGAGGGCTTCATTAATAATTAAATAATAGTAGAAAGACAATAACGATTGTAGTATAATACGCCTTTTATAGTAGAGGTGTATATGGCAGGTAAAGCAGGTTCACGGTTAGTACATGGTGTCGGCTATAATGATGGCAAGTATAGCTCAAAAGATGGCAATAAAACAGCTTACATTTATGGCAAATGGCAAAGAATGTTGGAAAGATGCTATAATGATAAATCCCTTATAGTTAAACCAACATATATTGGTTGCTCCGTGTCTGATAGTTTTAAAGAATACACCTTATTCCATGAGTGGTACATAACTCAAATTGGAAGTGAATATCAAGACTGGCAGTTAGACAAAGATTTGTTGATTAGAAATAACAAAGTGTACTCTGAGGAGTATTGCGTATTACTTCCAAAAGATATAAATACTTTAATCATTAAGAATGATGCAAGACGTGGCGATTGGCCTATAGGCGTATCAAAACACAAAAGGGACGGTACATACTCCGCTACCTGTAATTACGGCAAAAAGATACAAAAATATCTTGGAAGTTTTGATACTCCCCTTCAAGCATTCCTGTGCTACAAGAAAGCCAAAGAAGCCTACATAAAACAAGTAGCTGAACAGTACAAGTCACAAATAGACCCTCGTGCTTATAAAGCCTTACTAGAATATGAAGTGAATATAGAAGATTAACAGGCTAACATAAGTTAAGCCACAAATAAGAGGTACTTAGAGTGGCTTATACCGCATCACCATCAACGTCAGCTATAGACCGCTTACGCCTAAATGTTGGAGACATATATTCAGTAGAAATACTGGATGATGCTACCTACACATATTACTATACTAAAAATGAACAGAACGAAAGACGAGCAACTAGAGAAATATTCACTGTTTTGTTATTCGCCCTTTCAAGATACACAAGAGAACGTGCAGGTGATATTGAAGTGTACGGCAGTGACTACTTCCGTAACTACTACGATGCTGTTAAATTAGCAATCACAAATCCTGCTATAGATTCAATTACAGCAATACCTTTTGCTGGTGGCATAAGCCGTTCTGATATGGCTACTAGAGCTAATGACTCCGATGCTGTACAAAAACAATTTTATATTGGGTGTACAGACGGTGTGCCATCTTATGAGAAAGACCCTGTTTTATACCCTGAAAATCCTTTTAATAATTGAGGTGAGATATGGCTGTAAAACTTAAAAGAGGCCAGTCTTGGAAGGACAAGGTAAAGATAGACCTCACAGAATTAAATATGCTTCAAAAGCGTTTAGTTGATTTTGGTACAAAGAAAATAAGATGGGGCTACTTTGATAATGTTTATGAGGGTGCAGACCCTAAAGATAGACGACACGGACTCCCTGTTGCTGTTATTGCCATGTGGCATGAATACAGAAAAGCAGCAGGACAAGGTGGTTACAAGGTAAGACCTTTCTTCACACAAAGTATAGGTAAAGCTGAAGCATTAATACCAAAAGTTGTTCCTTTTCTCTTTGGCCAAGAGCTACTTGGTAGAGTTAAAAACACTAAAGGTGGTGTTGAGAATGCGTTCCAACATAGATTAAGAGCTTTTGCTTTAAACTTATGCAAAACTGTTCAACAAGAGATTGATGACGGAAACTTTGCACCTTTAGAGCCATCAACAATAGCTAAGAAAAAACGAGAAGGCTACCCACTTGACATTCTTATTGAGACAGGCCAACTTAGAAACAAACTACAATGGATGGTGATAAGCCCTAAAGCGTATGGCAAAAACAAAGTAGTTATTGGTAATGTGAATGACACTGTTAAAGAGCCTATTGCAAAAGAGGCAACCAAAGGAAGAAAGACAAGGAGCTAATAAATGCTAACACCAAGATTTCTTTCTGTTGGTAGTACGACAGTGACAGTGCGTAGAGCAGGTACAGGAAGTTACGATACAAACGGAAGATGGGTGGAGGCTGCTTACACAGAGTTTACAATAACAGCTAATGTTCAGCCACACCTAGTCAAGCGTAGAGATAAAGAAGGTAAAGCAGGGGATAGCAGCCAAGAGGCTATTAAGCTTTACACCACTACACCATTAAAAATGACACAAGAAGGCTCTTTATTAAAGAAAGGGGATAAGGTGTTATGGAATGGTATCCTACATGATGTTAAGGAAGAGTACACCTATGTTATGGGGGTGTTGAACCACACCAAAGCTGTCTGTATCAGAGAGGAGTTAGTATAGTGGCAATTATAGCTAACTCAACATACGACACAATAGAAAATGCAATTGCTAGTGCAACAAACTCACTAGGATTAGGTGTTAAGTTTATCTGGGAATATGGCAACGGTGTAGAGCCAACCACAACTTATGTGATGTGTAATATTATTAGCGACAACCCTGTATCAAAAACAGAATCACTTTATGTTGATGGTACTACACTAAAACAACAAATAAATACAGTGTACGAAACAGTTGTTAGGTTTGAGTTTGTAGGGAAGAAACCTACATCGACAAGCTCTGCATCTGCTGCAAGCCTAGCAAAACAATTTGAAGCATTATTCAAGTTCTCCCCCACAAGGTATATATTCTCTGATAAAGGGTTGTCTATCTTAAAGGTGGGTGGACTAAGACAAGTGCCTGTTATGAGAGATACTAACGTATTCGCAGTGACAGGGATAGATATTACATTCGCTTATGAACACATTGATGAGATGGTAATTCCAATTATCACATCAGTAGATGGTGAGGGTACGTTGCAATACTCTTTAGCAGAAGTAGTGGAGTACGGTTACGGTTTATCGTATGGAAGCTCCTATGGGGCAACAAGTAGCTCTTTCAGTTTGAAAGATATAACAATTCCCCTCACAATTGGGGCTTAGATTTAGGAGATAAAATGACTACTGTCAATGATTTTATTGATGTGTCGATTACACGAGAAACAAGAGTAATTCAACGGGCATCTTTCACTATTCCGTGTTTTGTAGCTGAACATACTGTGTTCACTGAACGCGCCAAAGAGTTTAATAGCTTAACAGAAATTACAGCCATTGGCTTCACATCAACATCTAATGTGTACAAAGCTGCTCAACGCTATTTTGCACAAAATGTTTCACCTAAGAAAGTGATTATTGGTCGTAGACAAGTGCCTAGCATTGTGTTCACACCTACAGTTGCCAATAGTGCTGTTTATACATTAAAGATTAACGGTTACACTGTAACTTTTACATCTGATGCAAGTGCTACAGCAGCAAAGATTGTAACAGGCTTAAAAGCAGCCATTACAGCAGAAACCAATATCACAGGTATCACTGTTGGTGCAGCCACAACTACACTAGACTTATCTGTAACTACAACTGGTGCAGATTGGGCAGCCTATGCTGTAACAACTAACTTAGTAGG